GCTTGTCAGTTGCACCACGGCCGCCGGCCGCCGGACGATCGGCAGGGTATTGGATTGCGACAACAGTTCCAGCCCCTGACCGTGGTCGAGGATTTTCGGCGAGATATAGATAGGTTGTCCCCGCGTATTCACATAGCGGATATCCTCGGCCGGCGCGTCATAGGTGCGAAACATCGTGCTGGTTCCGCTCGGATACGCGGTGCCGCTGTTCGCCGCCCAAAACGGGGTATTGACACGGCTGCCGCCGACCTTGACCGACGCCTGCCCGTAATATTCCCGCCACAGGATGTTGAACAGTTCGATCGAGCGGCCCCACATCTGCGCTTCGCGGCTGCCGCGCAGCCGGTCGATGTTAAGCAGCAACATCGCCTGTTCGGCTTGCAGGTAGAATTGCTTGACGTTGGCGTGATTGACCAGCTTTTGAAAGAACGTCGGATCGACGATGCATTCAACACCGGTCATGGTGTCCTGGGTGATGTTTTGGCTGATCGTCTGCCATACCTGCGCGCAGTGTGCCGCGATATCGCTGGTCGGTGTCCCAAGGTCGAAATCAACCGTGACCTTGGGTACGTTGAACACGTTATACAGATCATACAGGGTGGTATTAGCCCCGTCGATGATCTTGCCTTGTAGCGCCTGCGAGCACAGCCATTCCCACGTCATGTCGTGGTTTAGGCGGATATTCATCAGCCGTTTGTCAAGTTCCTCGTTGAGCGTATTGACCCGTTTTTGGCCGTCGGCCACGTTGGTCATGTCCTGGATATCCGAGGGCCGGATCAGGTCGAGCAACGGGAAATACGGCACGCCCATCAAAACCTCTTTGCCGGTGCGTTCCTCTAACAATTGCGGCGGCGAACCGAGGCCGCGGGCGGCAAGCACCAGGATTTGATAGTTCTCGTATCGCATTTCGATGGTTCGCGAGGTGATACCCTCGCGCGGGAACAGGTTAAGGGTTTTGGTGACCAGCCCATATTGCGGCGGGATCACATTGATCTGCTCGGCGATATAGGTCGCCACGTAGGGGAAGATTGCACCAAGGTCTTGCATGGTTCGCGGCCTCCGCCGGGGTTCGAGGGGGGTTTAGGACGAATGGATCACCACGCCCTGGGTGATGCCGTTGCCGCCGGTGAAAAGCTGCCCGGTGGCGGTCGCGATCTGCGGCGCGGTGATGCCGGCCGGCCAGATCAAGCCGCTGGCCTGGACGACGGCCTGCCGCACGATCACCGGGACGTGGAGCGTCGGCGAGGCATTGATCGGCATCGCCTCCAAGAGCACGCCGGCCGCCACTTGGCTGCCGTCCGCCGCGGCCGGCGCTAACGGCACCCATTGCCCGGTCGCCGTGATCTGCCCGAGCACCGTTCCGGTATCGAGCGGCGCGACCAGCGGCCCCAAGGTGACATCCTCGGTGGAGTAAAGCGGCTCCATCCATTTCACGACCTGGGTTTGTAACTTCGGCCGCGCAATCGTGGTGTTCCAGGTTGCCATGGTGGTTATGCTCCCCGCGAAAATTCCGGCATCCAATAGGTGCCGGGAATGAGTTCCAAGGGTTTCTGATTCTGTTGAGATAACCGCCGCGTCATGGACGGGCTGGCGCGGCCCAACGCCCGCGGCGCGAACGGATCGGACGACCCTTCGGTTTCGACGCCGGCATCGATCCGCGGAGCCGGCGCGTTGATGCGCGACACCCGCGCCGCCGCGGCGGCCGGGGCGGCCTCAAGCAGCGCCACGGCGTCATCGGCCGGGATCGTGGTCTCGAACGCCAAGCGCTGCGCCAGCGCCTCGCGGCCGATCGCGGCGGGGCTGCCCAAGATCGATTTAATCCGCGATTGGGTGGCGGCGGCGGTCGCCGTCACGGCGGAGCGCTCCGCTTCCGCCATCTGCCGGCGGGCTTCCGCCGCGCCCTCCGCCCTTGCCCGTTCGGCCTGGGCCGCCGCCTCTTGCGGGGTTACCAAGGTGGCCGCATCGGCCGCCGCCTCTAGTCCTGTCATGCTCGCCTCCGTGTCGCGGCCTTACCGGGGAGGCTGCCGACGAACGCCGCCAAGGCGTCATTGCCAAAAGCCACCCCATCCGCGAGGCCAGCCGCGACGGCTTCCGGCCCCCGGAATTCCAATGCTTCGGTAGCGAGAGCGCCGACGCGGCTAATGCGCCCGGCGCGATAGGTGCCGACCGCATCGGCGAACTGGTCGCGGACGGCGTCGACCTGCATCTGCAGCCGTATGCGCACGTCGGCGCCGAGCGGCGCGGTCGGGGTTCCGTCGGCCTTGTGGGCACCGCTGGATATAATCGTAACCACCACGCCGGCATCGGCGAGTTGCTGACTGACGTCCACGTGCATGGTGATAACGCCGATACTTCCGGCTAATCCGGCCGGCGGAATGACGATGCGCCGCGCCGCCGACGCCAAAAGGTATCCAGCGCTAAGGGCATAATCCGTTAAAATTGCCAAGGTAGGTTTTATGGCCGAAAGCCGCGCCGCCATCGCGGCGGTTTCAAAGGCGCCGGCAACCTCGCCGCCGAAACTATCCACCTCGAACACCACGGCGCGGATGGTCGGATCGCGGCCGGCGGCACGGATTTGCGCCTGCAGCCCCTCGTAACTGGTCTCGCCGCTGGCGCTGCCAACGTAGGCGCCTTTGTTCACGAGCACCCCTTCGATGCGGATAATCGCGACCCCATCGGAGACGTAGAACAGATCGCGCCCGGCCTCGGCGAAGGCTTCCCCGAGCCGGTCGCCGACGGTGCCGATCCGCAACCGCCGTTCGCCCGCGATGTGGACGACAGGGGTTTCCAGCACCTGCAGGTTGGCAGCGGTGAGCCGGCCGCCGAGGGAGCCGAGGATGGCGGCAGCTTTTGAAGGCGCGACCATCAAGGGGGTATTGAACACGCGGGCGGCGATGCGCGGCAGCGTCGTCATGACGGGTTGCCCCCCTTGGTGGCGTCGGCGTTGGTGCTGACGGATTCGGTTTCCGCGGCCGGGGCGCCGCCGGCTTCTTCCTCGCCGGGCGCCGGCACGATGCGGCCGGGGGCCGCGACCAGCCGCGAGAGGCCGCGGGCGGCCAGCATTTCGTCTTCCATGGCGACTTGGTTGATGACGTCCTCGAAATCCTGCCCTTGTTCCGCGGCTTCCATTTCGAGCGTCGAGGTCAGCGAGGCCATGCGCACCGAAGCGGCTTCGGCCTCTTTCGTCGGGTCCACGTAGCCCCTGGGGGGGCCGATCCAGCGGGCTTGCAAATAGGCGCCGGGCATATCCCAAAAATCCGGGGCGCCGGGCGGCGGGGTAATATAGCCCTTATCGAAGGCTTCCTCGATGACGGCGTAGTAAATCGGGTTTACGGCCTGTTCGATCAGCACCTGCGATAAGGTGCGGATGCGGCGCCAAACCTCGTTCAAAGCCGCGCGTGCGCTCGAATAATTGGTTTTGGTCCAATCCATCGCAAGTTGTTCATAAGAGAGGCCGAGCGGGGCGGCGATGGATTGCAGAAACGAGGTCGTAAAATGCTGGAATGCCGTCGTCTGCCGCGGCGAGGAATTGATCTTGATTTCGTCGCCGATCGGCATCACCGGAATTCGCACGCCCATAAGCCGGGCCGGGTTGCGGTCGAAATAGCGATTCCGCCTATCCGCATAGGTCACGGCATGGGGGGTCAGCGCCGCGGTGGCGTCGGCAAGCGGCAGGTTGGATGACACGAAAGCGGCGAACAGCGCATTGACGGTCGCGCTCGCCAATTCGGTATCGGCGAATTTCGAGACCATCCGCAGCCGGGTCATAAGCGGGGCAAACGGCGAGATTTCGCGGCTTTGGTCTTCGCGGTCGGGCTCGAACGCATGGATGAAAACCGGCCGGCCGGTGTCGGTGCGGGCCGGAATCCGGGTCCACGAATAGTCGATGCCCATGCGGAAAAAGTCCGCCGGGTGACCGTTGCGGACGTGATACGCCAGCGGTTCGCCATCATCGGTAAACTCGATCCCGCCGCGCATTTTCAGCGTGTTGGGCTGGTTGTTCGGATTTGACAGCCGGTCGGGATCGAACACGCGCAGCGCGGTGGCGTAGCGTGCCCCCGACGTTTCCCGCCATGTCAGATACGAGGTCGAGGCGTTGAGGCTGACGAATGACCTGGTGATGAGCCGCATTTGGCCGTGGAAGCTCAACCGGCGCTGCGCGTCATTGAAATGCCGGGGGTCTTCGCCCCAAGTCCGCCATTCGCCCTTGATCGCGCCGACCAGCTTTTTATAGACATCGCGGCCGGCCTGGGTTTCGAGGTCGATCCCGAGCGCCGCCGCGTCGGGCCGCGGGGCAAGTCGCAAGCCGGCGCCGACCAGCATGTCGAGCAAGCGCACCACGGCGGCAACCGCATGCGGATCGTTGCGCAGCAGATCGCGCACCCGCATGTTGCCGAGCACGCGATCCCACAGCGTTGCGGTGTCGCCCGAGGTGTAGGCGGGCAGCCAATTCGCGGTTTCCTGCGAATCCAGCGAGGCGCCGCGATACGCCATGGTGCCGGCACCATGGTTGTAATAGCTGTCCATCGGGCCGCCGCCGTCGGCCCGCAGCCGCCCGAGCGCTCCGGACACGGCTCCGGAGACGGCCCCGGCGATGACGGCGCGCGTTTTCGCAAACATCATTGCCGCCGCGTCAGCCGGTAGCCGGTCGGCGTGAACACGCGCTGCGCGTGCTCCGCGCACCAGGAACAGCCGGCGACGACCCGCCCGCCGCAAAACAGCGTCGCCTCGGCCGCAGCGTCGCCGACCACGTAGCGGCATTGCCCGTAGCCGGCCGCAAGCAGCGTGACGCCGCCGATCGGCGCGTCGACGGCCGGCGGCGATGGCGCGGGCGGCGGCGCCGGCTGCGGCTCGGGCTGCCGGCGGCGGGCGCGCGGGGTCTGGTCGCGGGGCCGCCGCGGCGTGGCCGCGCGTTCCCGCGGCGGACGCGGCGTCGCCGCCATGAAATCCCCGCGGTAGATGCCGCTGCGGTGCGCCGCGCCGATGACAGAACAGCGGCTAACGCCCATTTCGGTGGCGATTTCGCCGTAGGTTTTGCCGTCCATGACGCCAGCGGCCAGCGCGGAGGTGCGGCCGGCGTCCCACGTGCGGGCGGGGCACATTTAGAAGATGACCCCGATAGCGCCGCGGACCGGCTCGCCGCACGCCGCCGCGCGCAGCGTCGCGATGTACTCGCGCAACTGCACCGGATCGGGCTTGACGAATTCGGTGGCGTAATTCTCGGTCTTGATGGCTGCGGGCATTTGCCCAAGCTGCAACTGGAAAAGCGCTTGCTGCGCCTGCGTGTACCAAGCAAGCGCCTGCGCCGGATC